TTTGAATTTTACAACAAAACACAAAACAATGAAATGTAACGAAGCATTAAACATTTATCCAAGACAACAGAACGAAAGCAACAATAAGTGGTTTAAGCGAGTTGCCCAACTTACTGGACTGCACCACAAGAGCCTTAACACTTATTATTATAAATCTCGAAAGTTTGTAGAAACCCAGCGCAAATACGACAAGCAAGGCAATGTCATAAGCCGAGTAGAAAAGCTACAACAAGCAAATTTGGTCGATGTTCCAGATGGCTTGGAGTTGTCAAGATTAAGCACGAATGTCACTACTGGTCAGCAATGGCAGATATACACTAAAGAAAGCCAAAATAAGGCGTTTTTTAAGCTAAATAAAGACTTAATTAAGCAAACACTAAAGGAATGTAATTTAAAGGCTTTAAACGTGCCTAAAATCACTTCTACGAGCAATAAAGTATTAAAGGTTACATACACAGATGCACATATCGGTTTAAACATCACAGAGAATCTTTATGGATTGCGCCAATGGAACGAGTTTGAGTTAATGGATGCACTCCAAAAAATAGTTTACTATGTAGGCGAACAGTTTAACGGACAATCTAAAATAATAATTGCTGACTATGGCGATTTTATGGATGGCTGGGATGCCAAGACCACAAGAGGCGGTCATATATTAGACCAAAATATGAGTAACGAGGAAGCGTTCAAAGTAGGTGCGCAGTTCAAAATTGAGTTAGCCAAGCGATTGGCGAAGTTTGGAGTGCCTTTGGAGTTCTATAACGTGACTAACGACAATCATTCGGGCAGTTTTAGTAAGATAGTGAATATTCACGTTAAGGAAGTTTTAAGCTACTTGCTACCCGAAGTAAAGTACGAGATATTTAACGACTTTATTAGTCATTACTTTGTAGGTAAATGGTGTTTCATTTGCAGTCACGGAAAGGATGAAAAACACTTGAAGTACGGATTTAACACAAAGCCAGACGACAAAGCCAAAACCCATATAAATAGATACATAGACAAACACGACCTTCATAAGTATCGAATCGTATGTGAATTTGGCGATAAACACCAGTTAATTCGTGATACAAGCCACGCTAAATTCGAATACAATGTGTATTGGGCGTTGAGTCCAGCGAGTGACTGGGTGCAGACGAACTTTGCAGATGGGCGCAGAGGTTTCTGTATTGAGGAGATAGCGGATAATTTTAAAACATTTACAAGTATTCAACTATGAATTATAACAATGACTTTAAATATGATTTACAAGTAGGGCAAGTAAAAGAAAAAGAATTGGGCGCTATTTTTCAAGGCGCTAAAATTGAGGTAAAATATGATTTACAAGCACTTACTACTGGAAATGTTTTTGTTGAATATGAAAGCAGAAATAAACCAAGTGGAATAAGCACAACTCAAGCAGATTATTATTGCTTTGTTTTTGGAGATACTTGGCACTTAATAAAAACAACTTTGCTAAAAGAAAGATGTAGAGAATATCTAAATACCAATAGAGATAAAAAAGGTGGGGATATGAACACAAGCAAAGGAATACTTTTACCCATAAATAAACTATTTTAACTATGAAAAAACTACTATTAATCATCCTATTATTTGGAGTAAGTCAAGCGCAAGTAAATAAGAATAAATTAAGAAGCAACATAAAAGATTGTGAAAGGGCTTTATCGGCGTGTTTAAGCACAAAAGATACGATAAGTGATACAATCTATATCTATAGCGCAAAAGAAGCCGCAAAGGTCGCTAAACAAGTCGAGAAAACGAAGCGTAAAGTAAAGGTGCAAGAAACAAAGCAGAATAAATCCAATAATAAAACCGATGTGAAAACGGATTGGTTTTTAAACTTGATGCAAAGTATGACAAGAATGACTGCGATACTAACTGCTGGTGGCTTTGTTGGTGGTGGGGTTGTGCTTACGAAATTACTACAAGCACTCAAAACAAAAGTATCTTGGCTATCTTGGCTACCTATTTAATGTTCATAAAAAAACAAAAAACAAAAGTATAAACGACTTATCTTTACGACTCTATGACGCCCTGCTCTGGGTAGTTGCATTGTTTTTGTTTTGGTGCGCATCTACTCGGTGCGCACTTTTTTTAAATTATTTTCATTTTTTTTTACTCGAATAGTATAAAATTAAAAAAATAGTTTTATATTCGTGTTGTCAATATGACGGAACATAAACAAAACACGATGGAAAAATTATCAAAAATACACAAAGACTACATTCTTAATATGATTAAGAACAACGAGGGAATAAACAACATTAAGGCTTATTGTTTAGGTGCTGGTTTTGATGTTACAAATTATTCAAGTCCAATCCATATTGATGAATTTGGAAAGTTAACGATGAGATATAGATGTGAAAATACATACTATTATATTTAATAAACAAAAAACGGAGGATGCCGAAAATCCGAAACAGAGTAGGCTAATTTTAAAACTTATAACAATGATAAACCAATTAAAAGCAGAACGCAAAAGACAAAAGATTAGCAGAGCCACAATAGCACCTAAACTCGGTGTAACTGAGGCTACATTATTCAACTGGGAAAGTGGCAAGAATAACATTACATTCAACAAGTTTTTAGATTACGCCAAGCTACTTGGAATAGAAGTAAGCATCGAGTTTGAAAACAAGCAGAATAACAAAGTTAACCAATCGTTAGAAATAGTAGAGCGACTAACTGAATTAAAGCTACCTAAAAGCCTTAACGACCGCAACGAGTTAGATGGCATCTACACAAACACTTATTTCGAGTGCGAAAGTTTAACGGATGAAGAAATAGAGATTTCATTATGCTTTAATGACTTGGATGTTTGGTTTGATTATGTGATAGAACGTGATGCAGTTATCGAACATTTTTACACCACTAATTCCCAATACGAGGCGCTGGTTGATATGGACTATTTAGCAGAGAAACAAGCGTGGGTAAGTTATGATGAAATTGAGTTAGATTATGAGCAGATTTTTGACTATTTAGTTAGAACTGGCGAGATTGCAAATTACTTACAATATCAATTAGAAAAATGAAAATAAGAAGCACAGTAAAACCAGATATTCGGTTAAGTTTCAACGACTGGATAAAATACATAAGAGAACAAGTAAACAAAACTAAAAAATAAAGCAATGGAAAATTTAGCACTAATAACAGAAAAGGATTTGAGTTTAGTAGAAGAAAACTCGCTCAACGCACAACAACTCAAACAACTATTAAAAAAGACTCCAGAGAGATATGTTCACAAGCGACCTGCCAAAGGTGGTGGGAGTTGGGATTATGTGACTGGCGGATACGTAAAAAAGGTCTTAAACTTGATGTTCGGCTGGGATTGGGACTTTGAAATTATGGATGAAAAAATTATTCACGGAGAAGCAGTAGTTAAAGGTCGTTTAACTTGCCGTACAAATGGGCGCACCATTGTTAAAATGCAATACGGAAATAAGGACATAATGACTAAACGAGGAAGTAATGAGCCATTGAGCATAGGTAACGACTTAAAGGCTGCCGCTACTGATGCACTTAAGAAGTGCGCTGCTGAAATTGGAATAGCCGCCGACATTTACAATAAGATGGATTTCAACGAGGTTAATGTTCACGTTCCGCAGTCACGAGATTGGAAAGCAGAATTAGAAGCAGAGAACTCAATTACTGGCTTAAACGAAATATGGCGTGAAATGTCCGAGAATGAGCAGGTAAGGTATAAGTTATTGTATACCGAAAAATTAAACGAGTGTGGATTGTCTTAAATTTAAAAAATATTATTAACTTAGCGTAAACAAAAAACAAAACAATGGATTTTAGTAACTACATTTTTCGCAGTCATATGGTCGGCAACATTATATCTGTGCCGAAGCCATTAACACCTAACCAGTCTGAAACATTAGCAGACTATCGCAAACGTCAAGCTGGAGAGGGCAGACCATTAACAGACAATCAGATTAAGACTTGGCACTCACTCGAGCATAAGCACAACGAAAGCCAAACGTATAAGCTAACCGATACCGCTAAACGTATTTGTACTGATTTAGTCTTTGAGGCAAGAACTGGTCGAAAATCAAAACTTGAAACCAAGTATTTCGACAAAGGCATCGAAAAAGAAAAAGATGCACGAGATTTAGTTAGCGAGGTTTTAGGCAGACCGTTCACTAAAGACGATGAGCGCAGAGCCAATAGCTGGGTAACTGGTAAGCGTGACATCCAAGACGATAACGTTATTATAGACATTAAGACATCTTGGTCGTTTGAATCATTCAACAAGCACTTACTTGATACACCTAATGAGGTATATTTGCGCCAGTTAGATAGTTATATGGACTTATGGTGCATAAAGGATAGCTTACTTTGCCACGTTTTGGTAGATACACCTGCAAAGCTAATAGACGATGAGATTCGCAGACTTGATTGGAAGTACAATATCACCGATATGAACGGAGACGTTAGAGATGAGTTTATAGCTGATGTCGTGGAGTTGGTTTGTAACCATATCTTCACGAGAAAAGGACTTGAGGACTATTGTTTACAATCAAGCAACGTTTACATAGAGTGGTTTGCAGACTTTAACGAGATACCAGTTGCCGAGAGGCTGCATATGATACCTCATTCATTTGATAAGCTACGCATTCAGCAACGTAACGAGTGCATCACATTAGCTCGTGAGTATATGAACACAGTAAAACCTATTAATAACATTATCAAACTTTAAAAAACAAAAACAATGACAAGAGCAAAAACAGAAGCCTTTATTCAAGGAATCACAGATGGCACGTTTCAAGGAGATGCAGCCACGATTTACAATCTTATAAGAGATAAGCACGTTATGACTTTACCCGAAATATCCGTAATTTTGGATAAATCGCTTAATCAGTTCAGCGGTCGAATTTCCGAGTTGTTGGATGCTGGATTGATTAAAGAGATGAAAGGCGAAAAGTACAGTCTATTTCGAATAACACAAAGCGACCAAGAACGCTACGAATGCGCCAAAATTCGACACGATGAAAAGATTGAAAAACTACGCAAGAAAGCGGATGAGTTAGGATATTTTTTAGTAAAAAAAATGTGGTAAAATGGAAGCAGGAAGTAAAGTAAAAGTATATCTTGGCAACGTAGCCGCTTGCTATGGAATAGCCACTGGTAGAGCAAAGGAAATGAACGGAGTTACGATTTATGAACTGAAGGAATGTGAGCCGTTTCAGATTGAAGAAGCAGACCATTTTCGGGATGCTAACCAAGTGTCGTTTGATATAAAGTTCGCGAAGGAAATTAAGACTTATAATGATATGGAAAGATTTTATGTAAACATTTCAACTCTTAATTATTTTAAACTTAAGAAAGAGTGCTTTAAATTTGAACAACAAACATTATTTTAAGAGATGAATAAGGAGTTAGAATTTAATAAGCTAAATCTATTGTGTTTAGCCATTATAGATAAGTTTGAGGAAATGGAAAGCGAGGGTTTAATTTTTCATAAGCAGAAGCAAATAGGCAAAAAGTTTGTGGCTGAATTGGTCAAGATAACTGGAGTGATTTGTGGAGTGGCAAGTGAAACAGACAATAGCAACTACAAAGAAGCCTTAAACGATGTCCATAAAAGCATAGAAAAGATAGATAAATTTATGGATGAAATGTATTTAAAAAGTTAATAACTATTTACAAAAATTTTAAATGTAATTTATTATCTTTGAACTATTAATGCGATGATTCGGATTGCGCCCGATAGCAAATGATTAACTTAATGGCTTTTTTTGAAACTTGTAGCGCAATTGCAAGGAGTAAAAGAAAGCCTTTTTTATTTTATGGAAACAACAAAGGAAATATGGAAAGACATCCCAAATTACGAAGGATACTACCAAGTAAGCAATTTAGGAAGGGTTAAAAGTTTAAAGAGGGTAGTTTGTAGAAGTGATGGTAGTTTTCACACACTTAAAGAAAAATTATTAAAAGCATCTATTAATGGTGTTGGATATTTGGCAACTATATTAAGTAAAGATGGTAAAAAGAAATCATTCAAAGTTCATCAATTAGTAGCAATGGCATTTCTTGGTCACGAGCCTTGTGGATATAAAATAGTAGTAGACCACGTAAATAACGACAAACTAAATAACCAAGTAGACAATTTGCAATTAACGACCAGTAGGCATAATGTGTCTAAAGACATAAGACGTGGTGCATCTAAATACATCGGGGTGTCTTGGTACAAAAACTCAAACAAATGGATGGCTTCAATACGCATAAATGGTAAACAAAATTATCTTGGTTTGTTTGAAAATGAAATAGAAGCATCAATAGCATATCAAAATGCATTAAAAGGAATAGGAGGTTACAATGGCTAAAGAACTACCATATTTTCAGTTTGAACCAGCTGAATATTTGACAAAAGATATATCATTTTGCAGTTTAGAGGCTCAAGGTTTATTTATAAATATTTGTAGCTATTATTGGCAAAGAAACTGCGAATTAACAAGAGAACAAGTATTAAGGCGATTAAATTACCCAGATGCATTGAATGAATTAATAAGCGAGGGTATTATTGATTTACAAGAGGATAAGATTACCATTAAATTCCTTGACAATCAAAGAAATAATGCAATAACAAAAAGCGAAATAAATGCCAAGAATGGGGCGAAAGGTGGAAGACCTAAAAAGCCAAAAGAAACCGAAATAAAAGCGAATAAAAACCCAAGTAAAAGCGAATCAAAAGGCATAAGAAAAGATAAGATAAAAGAAGATGAAATAAAAGAAGATAATACTAATGCCAATAAATTGGCGGAGGGTGTAGTCGAATATTTTAACGGAGTTTGTGTTAATCTTCCAAAAGTGGTAAAGCTAACCGATAAAAGAAAAAAACATATTTTAGCACGATTAAAAGAACACAGTAAGGAAGACATAAAAAAAGTGATAGATTTAACCGCTGAATCTAATTTTCTCAATGGCAAAAATACAAACGGCTGGACTGCGAGTTTTGACTGGATAATAGACAAAAGCAATTTTATCAAAATTTTAGAAAACAACTACATAAATAAACAAAATGGAAAAGATAGGAGACAAATTAGCGTTGAAGACTTTAACGAGTCTATCGAACGGCACTTTAGATGAAAAAAGCTTATCGGTTTATCAAGATGACCTTACTATGGAGTGCGTTAAGTTTAACTGCGCTAAAATATTAACTGCATTTAAGGGATTAGATACTAATTTTACTAACTTACTGGCTGAAAGTTTAAAGCGTAACGGATTTACAGACCAGCGTTTAACCGATGCAGTAAACTATGTGATTGATAACTGCCCTTATCCATCGCCCAGTGTTGCTGAATTTGTTAAATTTGACAAAAGCGTAAAGGTTTATTCGTATGATGAAATGATTAAACTGGGTTATGGCACAGAGCCTTTTAAAAAAGTAAGGCTAAACCAAGAGCAAGAGAAGCCGTTATGGGTGTTTGCGAGTGATTACGAGAAATATGGACTTAAAAAATTTGAGTGGTAATGGCAACAATAAAACAGATTTCACTAATTGAGCCACAAATGGCTATCTTTGTAATTAAGAAGCTACTGCACCAAGTAAATGATGAAGCCATAAGCCAAGCTATTAGCAAACTAAAGGATGAAGATTTCGAAGAACTGGTCAATATTTTGATGTGGCTGGGATATGAAGAAAAAACAATTAATCAAATACTAAAATAAAAAAATTATGTACAATAGAAAGTTTAAAAGAGGCGTAAAACCAATCGAAGACAGAACAAAGATAAAGAACGAAGCCAAATCAATAAGGTTTACACAAACAGAAAGGGAGCTTTTAGAGTCTTTTTTAGAAGCTAATGGCATAACCTTTACTGAACTGGTTAAAACTCGCTTAAAAGACATTATAGGGGCTTAAATGTAATAAAATAAAAAAGAAACAATGAAACCAATAAATCACGCTTTGATAAGCCACTATTACGAAGGAATAAATAGAAAGCAATTAACTCCCGACGATTTTCGTAAATTATACAATCGAATTATCGCAGACTATCGGCTAACGGAATACGCGAATAGTAGGAACGCTGATACGGTATGTATCCGTCAAGCTATAATGAAGATAGCAAAAGAAAAGACTAATTTAACATTGAAGCAAATTGGCTCGATTTGGGGAATTGACCATAGTACTGTTATTCACGGTCTTCGGAGGGTGGAGGATGCCCACGATACAAACGATGAAATCTATTTGAACTGGGAGTCGGAGGTTTACAGATATTTTTAAAAACTAAAACAATGGACATACAAAAACTAACAGATAGCGAGTTAAGCACTTTGATTAAAGAGTGCAGGTTAGAACTTGAGCAACGGAAGCAGAGCCTTGAGGATGTACTACTGGAAGACGATTTTCAAAAGTATAAAAGCAAGTATGCACGACTAACTTTATTCTACGACTTTTGCAGAGGTGTTTACTCGGTTACTGAAAGCGAGTTAAAAGAAAAGAATCAAAGCAAGAAAAAGCGCAATATTAGAAACGCAGTTATTAACTACTTGCTTTCGGAGGGTTTTAGCCATCAAGACATCGTGGATGAGTTTGATTTAGCACGAACAAGTTTAAGCAGTCCGATTAGCTATCACGAAAAGTACTACAAGCTTGACAAGAACTACACAGATATTTTTGAGGATGTTAAACAATTTTTTGAGGATTAGATATGGCAACTAATAAGAGAAAATGTAAGGAATGCCAAAAGGTGTTTGAAAAGAAGCAACCACTACAATACGTTTGCAGTCCTATGTGCGCCATAAACTATGCCAAGAAAAAGGAGAAGTCTAAATGGCAAAAGGAGAAGAAACGGCGATTAATTGACCTTGAAAGCGTAAGCGGTGTTCAATCAAAGTATATCCAGCCAAAGGTTAACGAGTTAGTAAGAATAATTGACAATGGATTACCTTGCATTGCAACTGGCAACTTTGGAAAGATGGCTGCTGGTCATTATTACCACGCTGGTGGTCATAGTCAAATAAGATTCAACCTGCATAACATTCACATCCAATCATTTCAGTCGAATAGTTTTAAAAGTGGCGATGCGCTAAATTATAGGCAAGGCATTATAAATACATACGGAGAAGAATATATTGAATTTATGGAGTCGCTGAAACAAACACCAATAAACGACCACACAAAGGTTTTCTACCTTGAGTTAAACAACAAGCTAATAGAAGTAAAAAAGTGGCTTAAAACGCAAATAAATGGGCAAATGCAAGATGTTTCCAATAGAATACAACTGCGAAACGAAGTAAACTTGCTATTAGGAATTTATGAAAGGGAATATTGCATATTTAAAAACGCATAAATGATTAAATTAGAAATAAGCAACAGTCAATATAGCCGAGCAAAAGAACTTTATGAATTTAAAGTATTGAAAAATTCAATAAAAAAAGGCGAGGGGAATATATTTGGTGCTATTGGTGAAATAATGGTAAACGATTACTTTATAGGCAAGGGTGCCAATGTAGATTTAAATCAAACATATGACTACGATTTAATAATTAACGGATTTAAGGTTGATGTAAAATGCAAGGCTACTAATTATGAGCCAAAAGATTATTTTAATGCCGTTATTCCAGCTTACAATCCACATCAAAAGTGCGATTTTTACTTTTTCACTTATGTAACTTATAATTTTAAGACCTGCTATTTAGCTGGATATAAAAAAAAGCAAGATTTTTTTAAGGAATCAAGGTTAGCTAAAAAAGGAGAAATTGATGTAGGAAATTGGAAGTTTAAAACAGATACTTATGTATTGCAAATAGCTGATTTGATTAAATTCAAGCAATAAAAAAGTAAATAAATCAAGTAAAAACCTTATCTTTAAGGAACTCAAACAATTAAATAATTTAAACTAAAAAATTATGGCAAAACTATTAACTGGAAGTATTAACCTTTCAAAAATTGACAAGACAAAAATTGTTGACCGAGATAAGAACGGCAATCCGTTTGAGAATAACGCAAAGTATTTGAACGTGGTAGTATGGATAAACGATGAATTAGATAACTACGGTAATAAGGCGTCAATCCAAATAGGTCAATCTAAGGAGGAAAGAGAAGCTGGGTCAAAATCCATTTACATCGGAAACCTAAAAGAGCCACAAGGCAGAAATAACGAGCCAACAAGCACAAGAAGCGCACAAGTTGCTGATGACTTGCCATTTTAAAGATATGAAACAGATAGATAGATGGCTAATAGCCTTATACATCATTATGCTTTATATGACGTATGAAGTAAACCGATTAATAAAGGGTAACTTTTTTAACTGATGTGCATAACTTGAGAAAATAAAGAAAGTAATATTTGTTATATTTAAGCCGATTTGATTTGGTTAAATGAGTAGGTGTTTGAGGTGAGACTTTGCACCTGCTCTTTTTAAGTTTAAGAAATGGCAAATGTTTACTTTAGATGATTTTGAGGAGTGTGCTGAGTTTATATTAGAATATGGTGTTTATATCGCTTTACTGGTGATGGATTGGCTTGAAAAAGAGGAACGATACGAGGAGTGCGAAATAATATACTTAACGATTTTAATAATGAACTTATCGAACGACTGGAATCTGCCAAGTAAACTAACGGAAACAACATTTGAAGAGTTATGCGCTATGACTAATCAAGATAGAGACGAAGAAGATTATAGAATGGTAGCGTACGAGATAATTAAAAGCATTGAATAAGATGGCAGCACCTAAAGGAAATAAATTTGCACAGAAATGGACTGAAGAAACTGCGTTAAGTAAGATTAACGAGGTGCTAAAATACTGCAAGGATAACCCTAATAATTATCATTTAGGATATGCGCTAATAGAGTGCGATGTTTACCCAGATTGGTGGGCATACATAGCTAATACCTACGAGGATAATGAAGAAGTTTTTAGAGCAATAAAAAAGGTAGAGGTATTATTAGAGCAAAGAATAATAAATAGCACCTTAACTGGAGATATAAAAAGTGCAGCTATGGCAATATTCTACCTAAAAAATAAACACGGCTATAAAGACAAGCAAGAGGTGGATAACACCAATAGAACAGTAGAGCCTACGCAATACGTTATCGTAAATGATAGAAATACTAACACATCAAGCTGAGTTCCTTAAGAGCAACGCAGTACATACTGGATTAGTTGCTGGTTTCGGTAGTGGTAAAAGTATCGCAGCTACGATTAAGACTATTGAAAAGAAAAAGCAATACCCGAATATTTCGGTAGCTTATTATCTGCCTACTTACTCCCTAATAAAAGACATCGCATTTCCTAACTTTGAGAAGTACCTGCAAATGATGGGTATAACTTACGACCTTAATAAGTCGGATAAAGAGTTTAACACCGAATATGGTAAGATAATAATGAGGTCAATAGATAGTCCCGAGTACATAATCGGCTACGAGGTAGGTTATAGCTTAATAGACGAAGCAGATATTCCGCCAAAGGACAAAATGCGCCAAGTGCTAGTCAATGTAGTAGCAAGGAATAGAAAAAAGCTACCTAACGGAGAGCATAATAGTTTAGACTTTGTAAGCACTCCCGAGGGGTTTAGGTTTATGTACGATTTTTTCGTTAAAAATAAGGATGAAAATAGAGTGTTGGTTAAGGCGAGAACAAAAGACAACCCATATCTGCCAAGTGCATACATTGAGACCTTAAAAGGCATCTATTCGGCTACGGAATTAGAGGCTTATTTGAATGGCGAGTTTGTAAATATTACAAGTGGAAACGTTTACTATGCTTTTGATAGGGTAAACAACCATTCGGATAGAGAAGCGCAAGAGGGCGATATATTGCACGTTGGTATGGACTTTAACATTAATCAAATGTGCGCTATTGTAAACGTGATAGATAACGGAGTAGCGACTGCAGTAGCGGAGTATATCAATTACTATAACACCGATGCAGTAGCGAGTAAGATAAAGCAAGACTTTCCTAATAACCGAGTAATAGTGTACCCAGACGCAAGTGGAAAGAATAGAAAAACCAGCGCAGCGGAAACTGATATTAACATCCTCAAAAAGTATAATTTCGGGATTAAGGCACTAACGAGCAATCCATTTGTAAGGGATAGAATTAACACAATGAATAAGGTTTTTGAAAATAAAATGGTATTCATAAATACCTATAAATGCCCTATCTTTACAGAGCATTTAGAAACGATAGGCTATAAGAACGACGAGCCAGACAAAAGCATTAACCATAGTACAGATGCGATGGGTTATTTCGTTTGGTATAATTACGGAAAGGCTAAACCTAAAGTGTATCTATGATGGAGTTAGAGGCGCAAATATTAGAACTAATTGAAAAACTAAACGACTGCCCTAACTTAAGGGATGAAAATAAGTTGTATAAACTACTTGGAAAAATAGAAAATGAACGAATACAGAATAACGGCAAACGGCAAAGAGAAGAAAATAGTTAAGCTTCCGACTGGCAGACACGAGGTAACTCTTGAACAATGGAATAACGCTTACAAGTATGTAGAGTTAGCCGTAGAGGCGAATAGACTATTTGAAGAGGGTAAACTTGAGAAAAGCCAAGCAAAGGTAATAGAGTCAATGTGCGGCACCATCGCAGCGTTAGGCGAGGGCATCACATACGAGGAATTACTGAACGTGGAGTTTAACAAGATTAATAACTTGTTCTTGATTCAGTTTGGCTGGTTAAGTGAAGAAAAGCCAAAGCGCAACTTTAAGATTAAAGGCAAGAAGTTTAGTGTGCCGAAATTTGAGCAGGGTACTTGTGGGGACTTTATGGATGTAATGAGTTTATTGGCTATGCACGAAGAATATAACGATGCAGAAAAAGGATTGCTTATTGCTGCGGTTTATATGCGTAACGGAGAGTACTATCAAGACCTTGAGGAGATTAATCAGCGCATTGAGTTCTTGAAGAAGTATGGCAGAATGGATTTATTTTACTCCGCCGCTTTTTTTTTGTTGAGTTCGTTGAGGAGTTACAAAATAGACACCCAGCGACATTCGGCAGTAGTAAGGGAAATGGAAAAGCTAACAAGTACCTTAGTCAGTTGGGCTACTATCCTCTTTTCGCAAGTGTCGCAGAGGCTGGAGTCTTTTCGTACAACGTAGCGTGGTGGAAGTTTTGGCGAAAGGATTTAAACAGATTTGACCAAGTGCTAAACACGAGATTAGATGAGGTTATGGCTTTTATAGAATATAAGAGTGCATCGGCTCAATAATTAAAAAATTTGTAATTTAGAATAGTTAAATTTACCGAGATATGAACTTGCTTGAGTTAAGGAACAGAATAAGAGATAAAGCCATAGATAATGGTCTTACTTATACAGAGATAGAAACACTTTTCGATGTCAACTTATTGTTAGAGCAGACTATGCCTTGCCTTATGTGGCGTTATAGTGGCGAAACTAATAACTTTGACGAAGTAGGCACAGAGATGAGCCTAAATGTTTACTTGATAACGACGTTTCCCGATAGCGTACGAGTAGAAACAGACACCTATCAACGTGATTACATAGTTACCCAACAAAATGCGCTTAGAACGTATTTTTACAACTGGCTGCAAGCTATGCCGTTTGAGAGTGGAGATGATTATTTAGAGATAATTAGCACAGAGGAAATTCCAATAGCTGAAAGGTTAGGTATAAATGAGTTTTTAACTGTTGATTTTAGGGTAAATATTTCCATTAAGAGAGATTTCTGTGTAGACCCAGAACAAATAGCACCAACACCAAGCCAAGTGCAAGTGTACTTTAACGATGTGTTAAGATATACCCAAGCTTGTAACGTGGATTTAGAACTTATCTTAAAGAATCAAAATGGCGATTTAATCAACGATGCTACATTTACTGGATATGAGATAGTAGTAACACAAGGCGGTGGTCAAGTGACCATAAATATCAATGGCGTTTTATGGGATGTTATAGACGCTGGAGAAACCGAGAACATTATTGTAAGGCAGAGCAGCGGCTCAACTCAAGTAGGTGCTATACAAGGTCAATACTACCGCATAGCAGATAGCGTTATAACTTTAGAAGATGCTTTAGGTGCAACATTAAGCACAACGAATGTAAAAGCCGAAAACCCTGCGACAATAGTAGCACCAAGTGCAAGAGTAAGTAATAGTGATGATAGCTACGATGTTAACGTGGCAAGTGGTGGAGATTTAGAACTACCCGATAGTCAAATAAATGTCAACGGAAGTAATGAGGGAAATGTAGTAAGCGTCAAAACTATTGATGTAAACATAACAGATGGCACAAATCCAGTAGTACCCGATGCAGTTAGTTTAAGTGGAAATACATTAGATATAGAAGTTTCTTTTCCTTTACCGCCAGTGGGTGCTACACTCATAAAAACTGGTCAAACCACAAGTTATAGAACTGGCGATGATGGAGATTTAGAAGAAGGTAGAGCAACTGACTTTTTAACATTAGCTTCAAATAATCCATTTGGAAATACCAATAGATTTACTGATGAATTAGGTGGTGTTGCGTATGCGAATGATATAGTAATAGATTGGAGTACTTATAATGGTACGAATGTTTTAGGTTATTATAGAATACCTTTACCAACTAATAATTGGGCAAACCAAATAGATGCTTGTTTGGCATTATCTATTTCAACATTTACAAGTGCTTGGAGAATGGCAAACTTTAAAGAATTTGATAATATCCATAGCAAAGATGATACACTTTTTAGCGGAAGATTTGATGCTTTAAACTATACGCCCTTTAATATAAGTTTAGGAAATTACCTATGGACATCAACAAGCCGAGACGCAAGTTTTGCAATTGGATATTTACTTAATCCGTTTGGTAGTTTTGGCATAGCATTATTAAACAAAGGAAATAGTTATCAATGTATTGCAGTCCGAACATTCACAGTAACTGGAACAACTTTAACATAAAAAATAGATATGGCAACTTACAAATTTGAACAATTTAAGTTAGAAATAGACAATCCAACTATCTCGGCTAATAAAGATAGCATCCATCTACAAGTGAATAAGAACACTATTAGCGTGGATGTCACATTGCAAACGGATGGTGCGAAGTTTGGAGTCCATTTAACCGAAATAAAGGTTAACAATTTGAACTATGAGGGTTATGACAACTTAATGGAAAGAGTGCTGAACAGATTAAAGGATTACGAAGTATGAGCCAACTTGGGGACTTTTTGAAAAAAGCCATTGAAGAAGAAATGGAGTTCAACAAGCGTTTAGCAAGTGGCGAGTCAGTTGCAACGCTTCGAGAAGAAATAAAGGACGAACATTTACTTATTTATGGTGTAGATTATTGGGATGAAATTAACAACGGAGTACCTTCTGGTACTTTAGTGGATATAGAAGATTTGAGAAGCTGGGTAAATGCAAAGAGTCAAAGATATGGCGGTACATTTCCGCCTATAACGGCAATACAGAGAAGAATATACGCTAAAGGAAGTAGTACACCTAAAGAGAAGTTAGACATTATTCCAAAGGTAATAAAAAAGAATCAAGCAGAGATAACAAGACAAGCGGAAAACTACGTTACAAACTTTTTAAAATTAAGATAAAATGAGCATAGCAAGTATTAAAGCAAAGATAGCAGAACTTGAAGTTGATGCAGCAAACTACGAGGCAGCAGTGGCTCAAGAAACTGCGATAACTGGACAGACAAGTGGAACTATCACTATAAATGAAGAAACATTCACAACGGATGGCGCAGAGTTTATTGATGTACGAGATGAAAAGATAACCGCATTGCAAAGCACTCAAGCATCTTTAATAACGAGTATGGACACTCTATGCGATGAAATCATTGTTTTATTAGCAGCATTATAATTATGGCGATAGCATTAACAACACAACCAACGACAGACGGATTATATTCGGCTTATTTACCAGTTAAGTTTGTAGCAACTGAAACTACTAACGACCCAGCGTATTTAGAGTTTGAATTAAAGACACAAGCAGGTGCATCTATTCCTAACGTACCCAAGTACCGAGCATTAAACGTAAATAATACATTTACATTTGATGCCTCTAACTATTTAAAGTCTATTCTAAACGTGTTTACTACGCAGGGGTATAGCACAACTGCCATAGAGCATTTAGATGACTTATATGGCAAATATGAGGTCGAAGTGACTGACCCTATCAACTCGCTAACGGCATTAACATCAAATGAGTTTTATGCTTTTGCCAATATTGACGGCTTAAGATACTCAAACGACCAAACTGCAAACGATGGCATAAACCGAAAAGGTATGCTTTATGGCTCGGAGTTATTTAATGGTAGCTTTGCGCCTAAATATCAAGGTGCTTATGATAGGTGCGTAGTGTTTGCTCAAAGTCCAGAGATTAGCATCGTAACGTATGATGCGGATAAGCCTAACCAATACACCACACCGAAACAGTTTGCCGAGATAGATATTTCAAGCTGGACAAATAGGCTAATTAGTGTACCTTTAAATAGAACATTTTTAGCGACCAACGCACTTGTGCCGCCAAGTAGTACTCCACTATCGAAATACGCAGGATTTAAAGCAAGTCACGCATCATTGGGCGATATGTACTACTATGTTGAGGACAGATGCAAGGTAAACGAGTTTATGTTTATTAACCGATACGGAGTTAAGGAGAATATCAAGTTTGAAACCTACGATTATGAAAGCGTTAAGACATCAAGTGAAAGTTATTTGGTGGGTGGTTACACTCATACTGGTAACACTAACTTTTTTAATACATCAGCTAACAACGTAAAAGTAAACCAGTCAATCGTTGAGGATTATGAGGTGCGTGGTAACTTTTTTACAAGCAGACATAAGGGCGAATTGCAAGATTTTGTGAGCAGTCCGTTACAATGGGTAGTGGATAATGGAGAGTTAAGACCTATCAACGTGCTGGATGGTAGCTTCAAGTTAGTTGAAAAGTCACGAGGTATAGATTTTAATTTCAAATACAGATACGCACAAACAAAACCAAGTTTTAAATGATAACATTTAACGGAATAGAACTTGACTACAAAGAGGATGCGCTGAGCGGTTTAGTTATTAAGGGCGGTTTGACCAAAATTGAAAACCTCACGGATAGAACTGGAACTGCATCTACTCAATTTACCCTACCAAGAACGGCTAAAAACGAATTAGCATTTGGCAACATTACAACAGAGGGCGCACAAACGCAAACAAGCGGAGAGGCTTACATTACTATTGAGGGTAATATCTTTAGCAAAGGTGTGCTTTATGTTACTGGCTACGATAACTACAATTTCAAGTGCTTGTTTATGGGGCAGGATAACGACTTAATTAAGACTTTAAGGAATAAACCATTTTGGAAATTATTCCCAAGCGACCAGCAATTTATTTATAATGACGCAAATATTAAAACCGCATTAGAGGCAGTTATCCCAAAATCATTAGGTACTGATATAAGTTTTAATTTTGCCAATCCATTTTATGAACAATTATTCCCAACTCCATTAAGTGCAGAAAACTCTGCGCCATTTTTTAGTTTAAAGCACTTGGTTTATAAAGTATTATCGGATGAGGGATACTCTATGGTATCTAACTTTTTTGATTCCGATTATGGAGAATCAATTGTTTATTCCGATTTTAGTGGATTTTCTTTATGCCATAATGGTTTTGAAAATAGTGGAGAGCAAATTCCATCATCAAGTCCAACGGCTACAATTTACACATATAGCTACCCTAATTATCAAATACTTGATTTAGGAACGGCATTAACAAATAACGTAATGACAGTTTCTACTTTTGCTAATGGTAAAAGTTACCAACTGGATAGAAATATAAATAAACTTAAAATAAAAGGTCAAATAACTTGCGAATTAGGCGAGTTAAATAGCGCACAGTTATTTATAGATATATGGAATAGTTTTGGAGTAAATAATAGATATACAACCAATCAATTAACTGGTGTAGGTAATAGTTTGCAAAATGGAATAAACACATTTTCTCTTGATTTAGATTATAGTTTTAGTTCTGGCGAAATTATTACATTTGGAGTATTTTTAGATACGAATGCAAGTTATCCATTAACAGAAGCAAGTATAGTTGTAGATAGATGTTCGATAAGTTATGATAATATTGCCCAAGGAGATGCAGTTAGTTGGGCTGATTATGTTAGCAATTTTTCACAGTTAGATTTTTTAAAAGGCGTATTAAAGCAATTTAATTTAGTTTTGCAAATTGAGGGAGATAAGGCTTATATTGAGCTACAAGATGAGGGAACAGAGCCAATAGGTGCAAGTCCAGCATCATTACCAAGCATAACGATTGAGCAATATAATTTAGATAGCATCGTATTAGATGAAACGGTAACGGATATAGAATACTTGCAAGGCGATTTAATATATTTAAAACAAAACATAGAAAATGATTTATATATTAAAACAACTCAACTATTACCTTATCAATCCTATGGAAGTTATTTGTATAATTTAAATACATTTAATAGTTCTAATGTTGAAACTGTGGAAAGTTTTTTTAATTGTCTTTATGATTCGGTTAGCAGGTCTACAAGAGATGGTAATTTCGCAAAAAATTATCCATATTTGGCTGATGAGCCAACATCGTGGAGTAAGGTTTTGTCTTTAAGATTTGATTGGAGAAACAACGTATATGATGGTACTGATAACATAAATTACACTAATAGCGATACAACCACAACGAATATAGATGCTTTAATAACTTGGAGCGAGCCAGTTATGATAGGTAAAGTTTTAAATGGATTATTTATCAACACCCTAAACCAAAAGAAAAACAACAAGATAATAGAGGTAACATTTAAAGACGAGTTAGGTACAATCGTTAGCAATAGACGAGAGTACATTTACAAAGACCAAGTCTACAAAATAGTGGAGTGGTCTTACGATATTATTAAACGATTAGTGAAAGCTAAATTAATTATGAAGTAATGGCAGAAAAAGTAATAATAGACATAGAGTTAAAAGGATTGGGCGATGCTAAAAAAGGTCTTGATGATTTGACTAAACAACAAATTGCACAACAAGATGAAATAAAAAAGACTACCGCCGAAATTAAGGAGTATGAAAAAGAATTAGCATCACTCCGAAAAGAGCAAGAGGCTGGAGGTCAGTTAACGGATGAGCAGATAGCAAGAGAGCAAGAACTAACGGCAAATATCCAAACAAGCAAAGTAGAATTAGCAAGTCAAAAAGATGAGTTAAGCAAAGTAAATGCAGAACGTAGAGCGGCAGTTAAAGAGGTAGACCAGTATAACACCGCATTAAATGCAGAACTTGGCAGTAATGAGCAATTAAAGGCGCAATTAGGCATCTTAACAAAGGAGTATAACTCGTTAAGTGCAGAGCAAAGGGAAAACACCGATAAAGGTCAGCAACTTACTACGCAAATAAAGGACATCACGGACAAGCTAAAAGAGAACGAGAGCGCAGTAGGCGACAACAGAAGAAACGTAGGAAACTACTCCGAGTCTATTCAAGACGCTTTAGGCAACGTGACAATCTTCGGCACTAATTTAAGCGGTCTTACAAAAAGTTTTCAGCAAACTAAAGAAGCCACGTTAGCACATATTAAGGCATTAGTAATGACTGAGGGTGTACAAAAAACGCACACCGCAGCGACTAACTCACAAACGGCAGCGCAGAAAGCGTTGAACGTAGCGACATTAGCAGGCAAAGTAGCAATGAACGTGTTTAAACTTGCTTTGATTGCTACTGGTATAGGTGCATTTGTGGTAGTGGTAGGAAGTTTAGTAGCTTATTTCCAAAGCACAGAACAAGGTGCGATGAAACTTAAAGTTATTATGGCTGCATTGGGCAGTGTTACTGCTAACATCACAAGCAAAATGGCTGACTTTGGGAAGATTATTTTTGATGCGTTTAACAAAGTTAAAGAGTTAAAAATTAGCGACGTATTTAAGAAAATTGGGGATGCCATACAAAAGAACATAATGAATCGAATAGAGGCATTGGGTTTAGCAGGTAAGGCTATCGTTAAAATATTCAGCGGAGATATGAAAGAGGGTTTTAAGGATTTAAGCAACGCAGTGGCGCAGGGTGCTACTGGAATACAAGACCCAATAGGAAAATTAGAAAAAGCGGGAGAAAAAGCAGTAGAAGTATTTGAAAAAGGCAAAGAAGCAGTCAAAGAGTTTGCAGCAGAGGTGGCAGCAGATGCAAAAAAAGCGGCAGCACTACAAGAGAAAGAAAATGCGTTAGTATTTCAGCGTAGAAACTTGCTAAAAGAAAATGCACAAATAGAGGGTCAAGTAGCGCAGTTAAGAGCAGATGCAGCGGATAAGGCAAACCTATCACAAGAGGAAATAATAGCCAAGTTAGAGGAAGCGAGTGCATTAGAATCTAAAAAGTTAAAGAATTTAACAAAAATCGCACAGACTGAATTTGACATCCAAAAGGGTAGAAGTCAATTAGCCACAGATAGTGCAGCAGAAGCCGAACAATTAGCACAAAAAGAAATAGCACTTTTACAAGCACAAGCAAATGAAAAGAGTGGGATAGTTAGACTTGAAAAACAAATAGCGGCAGAGCAATACGCACTACAAAGAGAAAATTTAGCAGCACGATTAAAACTAATTCAAGCGCAGGGCGGAGACGATGTAGCTACTTTAATAGAAATAGAAAAGAACAAACGAGAGGCGCAGTTAGCCGAAACAAGTTTAAGCGAGCTGGAACGCCAAGCAGTTATAGCAGAGAGCGAAAAGAAGATAGCAGACTTAAAGTTAAAAGGATTAGAGGAAGAAGAACAACAAAGAAAAGAAGCGTTAGAAAATGAGTTAGCAGATTTAGACTATCAGCAGTTTAGAGAGTTAGAACAAGCTAACCTAACGGCTGAAGAAAAGTTAGCGATTGATAGAAAATACCAAAAACAAAAAGCCCAGTTAGAGTTAGAGTCATTAACTAATCAAGCTACTTTAATTAAAGCGCAGTTAGAACAAATAACGGCAGATACTGGGCAGGGATTGATACCGCCATTAACACCCGAAGAAGAAGCACTACTTAAAAAGCAATTAAATGAGATTAACACTCAAATGCTTACAATCGGTCAAACAATTAACGGAATTGATGAGGAAGAAGCAGGACTTAATTTATTAAATGGATTAGGTTTAGATGAAGCAGGTCAAGAAAAATTAAACTTTGCAATAGATACTGTAAAATCATCTATTTCAAGCATAGGTGCATTAATGGCATCTATAACCGAACGGAATAAAAAGGTAATTCAAGAGCAAGTAGAGGCAGGAGTAATAAGCCAAGAACAAGCAGATAAAAAACTTGAGCAAATTGAACGTAAAGCGTTTAAAAGACAAAAAGCTATACAAATATCAACGGCAACGGCAAACGCTGCTCAAGCGGTATTAGCAGCACTTGCACAAACTACTGACCCAACACCTACCCAAACATTAAGAATTGCAAACGCAGCAGCAATAGGTGTACTTGGTGCAGTTCAAGTGGCAACGGTAGCAGCGCAAAAGTTCCAAGATGGTGGACTTATTCAAGGTGCAAGTCATTCACAAGGTGGAGTTCCGTTTAGTGTCGCTGGTCGTGGTGGATTTGAAGCAGAGGGTGGCGAGTATATCGTAAAGAAAAGCACAGTAGATAGCTACGGCGTGGATTTTATGAACGCTTTGAATAATATGCGTATCCCGAAGATGTTTGCTGAGGGCGGATATATAGCACCTACTCCAACGGGAACGATAAGCGACCAAGTAAGCAGAGGAGTAAGCGAGTTAGTTAGTGCAAACGAAAATAGACAAATGCAAGTAATTAACGTAGAGCAAGATTTTACTAAACTACAAACAAAAGTATTAAATGTTGAACAAGCAAGAACATATTAACGAAGCGTTAGGTTTAGCCGATAAGGGGTTATATCACAAAGACAGAATTAAAGAAGTAATAAAGGCAGATTTTTATAATCAAAATACTGGCAGAATTAGCGTTATGGAGTTAAGGAATAAGCTATCTCGAAAGTATGGCGTATCGCTGCAAACTATTTACAACATCACTAATAGATAATTTACAAAAATTATAATTATAACGTAGTAAATTTACGAGATATGAAAGTAACACCCTTTTTAAACATAAAGAAAACCGATAATGTCGCAGATATTGAGATATTTGGCGACATAGGGTATAACGTTTGGGCGGATACATACGAGGAGTATAAAGCCAATACAAGCGAACAGAAAGCAGAGGAGATAAAAGCCTTGCAGAATTTAGGTGTTGATGTAATTAATGTAACTTTAGAGAGTTTAGGCGGAGATGTTAGCCACGCTTTAGCTATTTATTCCCTATTAAGAAATAGCGGTGCAACGATTAACACTTATTATCGTGGTGTAAACGCATCTGCCTCTACTATTATAGGAAGTGCAGCTACAAGCGTAAAGAACATTTATATGGACAATACTGGTTTATTCCTTGTTCATAAGGTTATGAGTTACGTAGAGGGCAACGAGAACGATATGCAGGATATGATTAACGACCTTGAGAAATGGCAGGGTGCGATTAATCAAGTATATTTAAACTTGGGAGTAGAAAAAGAAGTGATTGCCGAGTTAATGGAACGCAATGGTGGACACGGCGAATACCTAAACTTTAAAGAAGCTAAAAAATACGGATTTGTAGGTAAGGAGTGGGAGACTAAAAAAGTAGCTAACTACTCAAGAGATACATTCGTGAACAAAGACTTATTAGTACCTAATTTTATAAATCAAAAAGAAGAAAAAATGGAAGAAACAACACCAGTTGTGACTGAAGAAAAAACTTTGCTTCAAAAGATTTGGAACAAAATCTCTAACGAGACTGAGCCAAGTGTAGAGAACGAAGTGGATAACGAAGTTACACCAGAAGAACAAACGGCTATTGTAGATGAAGTAATGCAGATACTTGAGCCGAGATTAGTAGCTTTAGAAGAAGCTATGGCTGAATTAATGCCTAAAGAAGAAGAAGAGGCAGAAGCAGAAGAGCCAATGGAGGAGGAAGTAGTAGAAGACAAAAAAGAAAACTTGAGCGAGGTTATCAAAAACGAAATCGCTGAGGCTTTCAAGAATTTCGTTGAGCCTACTCCGACAAAATCAAACAAGACTAATTCGGTAAATGAGCCGACTTGGAAACAACATTTAAATAACTTTCAAAATTTCATTAAATAATGGCAACACCAACAATTTCACCAAACACTTATGCTGGTAAGGATTTAGAAGGCATAATAGCGCAGTCGGTACTACGAGGTAGAACGATTGAAAACGGATTGATTTCTGTACACACAGACATCGACTCAAGAGCGGTAGTTAAAACTATGGCTAACACAATTACAGTTCAAGATTCTGTAGCTGCTTTCAATAGCGCAGGGTCTATGACTTTGGGCGAGAAATACCTTGACCCTAAAAAATTTATGGAAGCAGTTGAATTTGATTACCAATCATTAAATGGTACTTGGTATGCAAGTCAGCAGCCAAGAGGTCGTGGTGGCGATTTCGTTCCTCCAGCAACTATCGAAGAAGCTTTGATTGAGCAACAAGCGCTTATCCGTTCAAAGTTCATCGACGCTTCTATTTGGAGAGGTAGTGTTGCTGCTGGTCAATTATCTAAAATCACAGTTTCTGCTTCTTCTAACGTAGTGACTGGTCTTATTCCTTTAATGGAAGCTGGTAGCGATGTAAGCAAATTGGATTCTGATAAAGTTGCGGTAACGGCTTTCACTAAAGCATCTCCAGCAGTTTTAACAGTAGCTTCTACATCTAACTTGCAGACTGGCGATGTAGTTACTTTCTCTTCAATGGTAGGCTCTTCTGGAACTGATTGGAGTGATTTAGATGGTGCTTCTTATGCTATCACAGTATTGAGCGCAACTACTTTCTCTATCGCTTTAGATACAAGCGGATTTACTGGAACTTTCACAAGTGGTAACATCAACTACATCAACGCTTCTAACGCTTTAGCAGTATTAACAAGCGTATACAACGGATTGAGCGAGTCAGTAGAAGATGACCCAGATTTCTATATCTTCGGTAACAAAGGTTTAGGCAAAGCTTATTCTTTGGCTCAAGCAGCAGCAGCAAATGGTGCAGGGTCTTACTACATCGGTGCTAAAGAATTGGATTTCTTGGGTAACAGATTGGCTATTTTGCCTTTCGTATCTGCAAACACAATCGTAGCAGCTAACGTATCTAACCTACACTTTGGAACTGCTTTAGATGCAGAGTGGAATAACGTATCTATCTTACCTCAGTACGAAGTGACTGGAGACAGAACAGTGCGTTACAGATGTGACTATGCTTTTGATGTTAACTACACCAACGGCGAGGACATCGTTTTATTCCGATAGTATTAAATTTATAAAGGGGGTGTTTATTCATCCCCTTTTAACAACAAAAAAAATAATTATAAAATGGCAGCAAATTTAAGTTTAGCAGCAGTAGCAGGGTCAAACTGCCCAAGAACGGCGGGAGTCAAAGAACTCTATACCATTCCAGTTGCAGATATTACAAGCATCACATTAGGAAGTGACCACGACATTACAGACATCGTGTTCGCTTCGGCTGGTGTTGGTTTTGGTAAAATCAATTTCAAGCGTGGAGAATGTGAAGTAA